CGTTTACGATCTTGAGGCGACGTTCCCCGACAGCTTGAGTACCGTCACGTTCAACCAGCAGACCGGCGCGGGAACCATCGAATTCCAAGACGAGGAAGATGTAGGGTTCCAGCTTCGCGTCATGGACTCTGTGGGGACGCCGTTCTCGTTCCTCGCCGTGGTTCGCTGGTTCGGTGCCTGACCCATGGGCCTCCTTGCCCGCCTCCGCGCGTTCACCAGTCGCAAGCAGATGGAAGGCTCCAATCGTGGGCCTTTCACTCTTTTTGGCGAGTTCGGAAATCCGTTTCCGATCACTCCGATCACTGACGGCTGGCAACAGAACCTTGGCACCGTCACACAGCGCAACCTGATCGTTGCGGCGATCCGCAACGCCTACGCTTTCAGCTTGGCGTCGTCAGGCATCGACCACATTCGTCACGCCGAAAACGGCGGCATCGAAGTCATGACGAAAACGGTCGCGTATCGCGTTCTCAAGTACCCGAACGCATACCAGAACCAGATCGACTTCATTTCCATGATCGTGTCGTGCCTGATCTATCACGGCAACTTCTACGCCTACGTGGTGCGCAACGACCGCAACGAGATTGCTGAACTACACCCTGTCCCGCCAAACAGGCAGCGCGCGTTCGTGGACGATACCGGCGCGCTCTGGTACGACATGGGCGGCAACTTCCCAGAAATGCGCAGCAGTCCAGATAGCTATCTGCCGGCGCGCGAAGTTCTGCACGTGAAGCTGTCGTCGCATCGGAGCTTGCTTGAGGGCGAGTCCCCGATCGCTGACGCTGGCTACGCGATCGCGCTGAACGCGGCAGTCGGCCACGGCCTCAATGCGTTCCATCACAACATGGCCCGCCCCAGCGGCATCCTGTCCACGGACATTCCGCTGACTAAGGATCAGATGAAGGCGCTGCGCGAGGCGTTCGACGAGCAGGCGCAGGGCTTCAAGCAGGGGCGCGTGCCGATCTTGGGCGGCGGTCTGAAATGGGAGCCGATGGGCATCACCGCCGCAGACAGCCACGTGATCGAAACCTACAAGCTCACCGTCCTCGACCTGTGCCGCCTGTTCCGTATCCCGCCGCAAGTGCTGGGCCTCGACGTCGTGGGCGCGGCATCCAGCCCCGAAGTCCTGTTCAACACTTGGCGCGCGACTGGCCTGCTGTTCTTCGCGGAAGCGATTGAGCGCGCGCTTGAGCGCACGTTCCGCATGGGGCCGGGTGACGGCGCAGAGGCTCGCCTTCGTGACGACGAGTTCCGGTTCGACTTCAACAACCTGACGCGCGCAGATACCAAGGCGACGATTGAAGGCCTTGCGACTGGCGTACAGAATGGCATCTACAGCCCGAACGAGGCACGCGCCAAGCTGGGACTGCCAGCCGTACCGCACGGCGAAAGCCCGCGCGTGCAGGCACAGAACGTGCGACTGGAAGATGCCATGCCAGCGCCGTCAGCACCAGCGGCTCCGGTTGCTCCAGCAGCGCCACAAGCAGCAGAAGAACCGGAGGACGAGGACATGGACGACGACACGGCGAAAGCGGTTGCTGTGGCGATGATCGCCAAGGCGGTGCGCAATGCGTAACGACATCCTGTTCGCTGCGGTTGGCGAAGTGATCCGCAAGGAAATCGCTGACGCCCTAGCCGCAATCCCGCCCGCCCCGGTGCCTGAGAAGGGTGAGCCGGGGCGCGACGGTGAGCCGGGGCGCGACGGCGTGGACGGCAAGGACGCCGACGTTGAGGCGGTCGCAGCGGCGATCTGCGCCATACCCGCCTTCGAAGTGCTGGTGAAAGGCGAACCCGGTGTGCCGGGCGAACCCGGCGCTCCCGGCACCGATGGGCTGGGCCTGCAAGTCCCGCTGCACGAACCCGGCGCGGTGTACCGCGAAGGTTCGTTCGTTTCCTACGCGCACGGCAAGGTCTATAAGGCGCTGCGCGACACCGCCAACAAGCCCGGAAGCAGCGATTGGGAGCGCGTCGGTACGCTCGGGTTTGAGTTCAAGGGCGTCAAGACCGACGAGGCATACGAGGAAGGCGACATCTACGTTGACGGCGGCTCTGCGTTCCTTGTGACGAAGGGCCGTGGCCGTCTGCTCGCTGGTCGCGGCAAGGATGGGCGCGACGGTGATCGCGGCGACCCCGGCGCTGCGGCTCCGCGCGTGGTTGCGATCAAGGCGTCTGCCGACTCGCTGGCGTTCGCCTTCGACGACGGCTCGGTGGAAGAAGCCTCGCTTGAAGGGCTGGGCCTGTGGTCTGACGAAACGCTGACCGTGAAGGTTGCGGCTCTGGCCGAGCAGGCGAACGCGGCGGCACGCCAAGACCTGAAAGACTTGGTGCTGCGCTGCGCCGACTTCACCGCGTTGCAGCGGGAGATCAAGAAATGGTGACTTGGCGCGACGGTCGCTTCATCCCTGACTTCGGACAGACGCTCACGCCTGCCACGGACACGCGCACGCCGACGTTCTGGGCTGATCTGCTGGCTGAGTTCAAGCTCCATGCTCGCATTGACTGGACGGACGAGGACGCTGTGTGCGCCCTGTACCTGTCGGCGGCTGTGTCGCGCATTGAGCAATTCACGCTCCTGCCGATCGCTCCGGTCGCCTACGACTGGAACTTGGACGTTGAGTTCCGTTCGTCCGACTACGAAATCCTGCCGTTGCAGAACGTCACCATTCCGGGTGATCAGTTCGGGTTCGAACTGCTGATTGCGCCCAAGAGGATCGTCGCCCCGCTGGTGTGGCCGGTGTTCATGGAAGTGGGTTTTGTGTCTGGTGCGGCCACGCCTCACGACATCAAGGCCACCATCTACGCACTCGCTCTGGGGCTGTACGAGTACCGCAGCACTCCCGAAATGCAGGACGTCCACGCGCGCACCCTCATGGCTGTTGCGCTGGGTCGCTATTGGGTGCCGCGTGTTTAACGCAGGCGCAGCCCGGATGCTGGTGGACTTCGAAATGCCAGTCGAGGCGCTGGACGCGCTGGGTGCGCCGACGCGCACTTGGACGCGATACGCGCAGCTACACGCTGCTGTCGAGAACGAACAGACCACTACCACCGACGAACTGACTCGCGGCCCGCGCGAGGAAGCCACGCGCGCTATGACGCTGGTGGTGCGGTGCCACATGGGCCTGCGGCTGGAAACCAGTATGCGCGTCGTGGACGTTCGCAAGGGCGACATTCTGGAAATCCAAGCGATCCGCTACAGCGCGAAACGCGATCAGGCGTTCGTGGATGTCGTCGGAGGGCAGTCCGATGGGTAAGTTCAAGAAGGGAATCGTTACCTACGACGACACCGGCATGTACGAACTGCTGGCGGCGCTGGGTGCCGAGTCGCGCGAAACCAAGAAGTTCGTGAAGGACGTCATGGGTCTGGCAACCAACGAGGTAGTCAAGATCACGAAGGCCGCAGCGATCGCGGCAGGCTACCCGGTTGGGCCGGGAATCCGCTACACCAAGACGCGGGGCCAGCGGTACAAGGTCTGGGGCCGCGTCCCCGGCGCGATCAAGAAGGGCAAGTTCGTGGCTCGGCGTCGTGACGGTGGCGACACCAGCCAGCGCGTACTGATTTCCCAGCGCCTTCGCGGCACGAACGTCGGCGCGCCACACGCGAACATCACTCGCTACTCCAAGAACCAGCCGCGCCAAACGAAGGACGGAAAGAACAGGGGCCAGTTCGCGGCCAAGCCGTTCGTCGCCGTTGCGCTGAATGCGGCTCAGGGCGCGCTGCTGCGCGCGGCCCGGAAGAAGTATAAGTTCTACGCTCGGACTGTCGGGAGGATCAGCTAATGGCGACGGAGCGCGAAATCATCGACGCCATTGTGGCGCTTGGCCTGTTCGCCAAGGTGCGCTACTTGGTGGCCGAGGCTGACAGCGACAACGTGCCGACAGACCTTCCGTTGTGTATCCTTGCAGACGGAGGTAGCGACTACACGATTGGCGCTACCTTCTGCGGCAACAACCTGTTTGCACAGGTGTACGAAATGACCATTTTTGCAAAGACGGCGCAAGAAGTCCGAACGCTTGCTCAGTCTGTCCAACTGGCACTCGCCGGTATTGCTGTGTTCGATGCTTCGCTTGAGTCCTACGATCCCGATCTGCGGGCTTTTGTTTCCGAAATCACGTTGTCTTGAAAGGAGAGTCACCATGAAGTTCATCATGAAAAACGGTTCGTTCTGGATTGGTGCCTCCCCCGGCCCGGTCGCTGCGTCCATCACCGCTGCGACTGCCGCCGATCCGTTGGTGCTGACCGTCACCAACACCGCCTCGGTGGGCGACATCGCAATCGCGGCTGGCACCGGCTACCCGGAAGTGGACAACCGCCCGCTGCGCGTCATCGCGGCAACCGGCACCACGGTCGATCTTGACATCGACGCCAGCGCCTTCCCGGCGATTCGCCCCGGCGCGACCGTGCGGTTCTTCGACGCTGCTGACTGGCTGGAACTGTGCCTCGCGGGTCTGGAACTCGACAGCGGCACCGTCGAGTCCATCACCATCGGCACCTACTGCGATGCGGGCGCGGCCCTTGCTGGCGCTCCGTCGAACGGCACCGTGAACATCAACGGATTCCTCGACGTCACCGATCCGGGCTATCAGGAGCTTGAGCGCGCTGCTGCTGACGGCATCCCGCGCACCTTCCGGCTCACCCTGCCGCAGTCGGCCAATCCCGGCAGCACGGACGGCACTGGCGGCTCGTACTACTTCATCAACGCGACCGTTGGCGCAATCTCGCTGGCCTTCCCGGTCGGCCAGCCTGCGACCTTCACTTCGTCGCTGGTGCTGTCCACCCGCACGGCGTTCCTCGCCGCTGCGTAACCAACACGGCCCGGAGAATAATCTCCGGGCCTTTCCTTGAGAGAACCCATGAACCTGAAATCCAAGACCGTTACTGTTGAAGGCGTTGGTGAAGTCGAGTTCCGTGAGCCGCTGTTCGACGAGATTGCTCCGCTTCTGAGCGAAGATCAGTCGAGCCTCGGCGTGAAGGTGTTGAAGCTCTGCACGTGGGTTGACGGCAAGCGGCTGTTCGATTCGCCTGTCGGCGTTTCCGTTGGCATGGCGGTCATGAAGCACGTGAGCGTGGCGCTGGAAGTCTGCGGGATGGTCGAGGAAAAAAAGGCTGACGGACAGTGAGCGACTGATCTGTTCGCTGTCCGAAGCGTTGCACAAGACGCCCGCTGAAATCCGCGCGATGCAAGCGGGCGATGTTTTCATGCTGGTGCGGTTCTTCAAAGAGAACGAGGCTCGGCGCAACAACGAGGTCGATCTTGACGAAGTGAACGCAGACCAGTTCTCCAAGATGATAGGGGCTGTGTAATGGCTACGACCGAACAGATTGCGATTGAACTGCGCGTTCGCAACCAGCAGCTTGCAAACGACTTGAAGAAGTCGGAGCGAGAAGTAAAGCGGCTCAACAATGCGTTCTCTGAGCTTGGCAACACTTCTGTTCGCGTCGAAAGGCAAGTCAAGTCCGTTGCCAAGAGTACCGGACTCATGGCGACCGCCACCAAGGCGTTCGTCGGCATTGCGATTGCTGGCTTCGTCCTGAGCGCCGCAAGGGCGTTCTCGCAGTACGCCTCTGCGGTGCAGGGCGCGAACAACCAGCTTCGCGCCGCCACCAACAGCAACGCGGAGTTTCAGCGCCTCGCTGCTGGTACGTTGCAGATCGCCAACGAAACCGGCACTTCGTTTGAGAGCGTGGCGAACTCCGCTGCGCGCTTCAACCGCGCGCTGTCCACCTTCGGCGGCACCGTAGATCAGGCGCTCGTCGTCACAGACAGCCTGAGCAAGTCGCTGCTGATCTCTGGCGCATCCACGGTCGAAGCCACGGCGGCGTTGCAGCAGTTCGGCCAAGCGCTTGAGTCAGGCATCCTCGCTGGCGACGAGTTCCGGTCGCTGCGTGAGAACGCGCCAATCGCGGCTCGGGCAATCGCTGACTCGCTTGGGATCACCCTTGGCGAACTGCGCAAGCTGTCCGAGCAGGGCAAGCTGACAACCGACATCGTTGCCAAGGCGCTGATCGACGGCAACAAGAAGATCGCGGAGCAGGCTGCGCAGATTCCGCTGACGCTTGATCGCGCGCTTGTCGTCGCTGGCAACTCGTTCAAGGACTTCATCGCGGAGAGCGAGGGTCTGAACGAACTGCTGACTGTCGCAGGGCAGGCGTTCATCGAACTGTCGAGCCTGATCGTCGTGATCGCCAAGGACGCCAACGGCGCTGGCGGCGCGTTCGAAACCTTGGGCCGCGTGTTCATTACCGTCGCCAACTCGGTCAAGATTTTCATCGCTATCCTCTACACGCTCGGCAAGGCGCTAAAGCTGTCGATCGACTTGTCAGCGACCTTCGCGTTCACGTTCCTGCGCGTAGTAACGACTGCGCTGAAAACGGTAACTGACTCGGTGCAGGAGTTCGCGTCGTCGTTCATTGAGGCGCTGGCAGCGGCGTTCCGTGGCGATGCGCAGGGGATCAAGAACGCCGTCAGCGGATTCGCTTCGCGCGTTGGCGAAAATCTCGACGCAGGACTCTCGCAGATTGGCGAGTCGTTCCGTGGCGGCTTGTCTGACATCAAGAAAGACCTGACCGAGTTTGGCGACGGCGTTGGCGGCGTGTGGGACAACATCGTAAACGGTGTCGTGTCGCAGCCGATTGTGTTCGACCCCAGCGGCGAACTGAAAAAGACCGCCGTTGAACTGGAAGGCGTGGACAAGGCTGCGAAGAAGCTGACCGACACCTACAACAAGCTGTTGAAGGCGTTGCAGGATTACCAGACGTCGCAGATGTCCCTGCCCGATCAGGCGCAGGCGCAGTTCGCTGAACTGGTCGATCAGGTGAACGCCTACCGTGACGCTGCGAAGGCGGCTGGCAAGGAAGTGGACGAGGCGCTGGTTTCTTCCGTGCTTGCCTCTGGCGTGAAAGAGCGCAACAAGGAGCTTGCTGACCTTGAGCAGCGGTGGCGCGACATCATCCCGCCAGTGAACGAAGCTCAAGCGGCATCGCGTCGGTTCTTTGACGAAATGCGCAACATCCGTGAAGTCGGTGAGTCGCTGGGCAAGACCGAGGAAGAAATCAGGGCGATGCAGGACGCCTTCGCTGAACTTGTGAACAGCGAGGAAGCCCGCCGCTTCAAGGAGTATTGGGTCGAGGTCGGCAAGACCGTGATCGACACCTTCGGCGCGGCCTTCCAGTCGATCGTTGACGGAAGCGCCTCTGCCAAGGACGCGCTGCGTGGACTTCTGGAACAACTCCTGCTGCTGATTGCCAAAGCAGCCATTCTGACGGCCCTCGGTGGCGGCAGCTTCTTGGGCAACCTTGGCAGCAGCATCCTCGGCAACGGTCGCAGCGGTGGCGGCGGTGGCGGCGGTGGCGGCGGTGGCGATGCGCGCACCTTCGGCTTCAACTCCCGCAGCGGCGGCTCGACCGTGCGCATCTACAACCAGAGTGGCGGTCTGGTCAGTACCCAGAACCGCAGCAACGGCGATGTTGACGTCATGATCGGCGCGCTGGCGACGGCGGTGAGTCGTGGCGGCAACAACTTCGACGCTGTGCTGCGCCGCACGTATGGTCTTGGCCGGGTGGGTGTCTAATGGCGCTCACCGACAGCCTCAAGCGCATCTACTCAAGCGCACCGGCCAACGAACTGTTCTATGAGGCGGTGGTGCTGACGCATCCGGCTTGGGTCGATAACATCGCCCTGATCACGAACACGATTGTAGCCAAGACCAAGAACCTTGGCCCGCTGCAAGTCACATTCAACCCGGCACCGTTCCGCATCACGCTTCCGCGCCGTGACGACGGAGGGCTGGTGGACTTGAACCTGACCTTCCCGCTGGCTTCGCGGCAGATGCTTGAGCTTCTGCAACTGGCAGAGCAGGCGCGCGAGCCGATCACGGTTCTCGTCACCGTCTATACCGACAGTTCCGACGACCCGCAGATCACGCCCATCGAACTGCAAATGGACAGCATCGTGATGACGGACACCGAGGTTTCCGGCAACGCTTCCCGCATCGACCTGATCAACCGCGCGTTCCCGCGCCGCATCGTGAGGCCGGAAGAATGGCCGGGGCTGTACCGTTGAAAACGCTCAACGACTTCATCGGCATCCCCTACGCCACGCTGGACTGCTACGCGCTGCTGCGCGAAGCCTCGGCGGCTCTGTACGGCGTTCGCCTGCCGCCGCTGCTGTACGATCCGAAGCGCCCGCACGAAGCCATTGACGAGCAGGAGGTCACTGGCCGCTGGCAGCGGCTTGACGGCCCGCAACCGGGCTGCGTGGTGTCGATGGGCCACGGCCCGAGGGTTGCCCGCCACGTGGGGCTACAGACCCATGCGGGAGTGCTGCATACTTGCCACAAGTACGGCGCGCTGGTTCAGGATGAAATCGAACTAATGGCTTCTGGCTACACGCACTTGAGGTACTTCAAGTGGGACTGAACATCGCAGTCATTGAGGACATCCTCGACGAGAGTTCGGCGCGCGCCTATGCGCACGAAGGCCCGCTTGTGGACTTCCTACAGCAGAAGTGGCCGCGTGGCTTTGAGGGTCGCCAGTGTCAGATTTTGCTCAACAGCGTACCGCTGCTGGTGGACGACTTCGACCGCACGATCGTCGCTGACGACGTTGTGGTGATCGCGTTCGCGCCGCGCGAACCAATCTCGTTCATCGCAGGTGCTTTCGCGGCTGGCGCGGCTGGCACCATCGGCCAGCAGCTTACGGTGTACCTGATCCAGACGATCGTGCTGATCTTGGCGTCGAGCCTGATCACTTCGCTGTTCGCGCAGAAGCCGCCAAAGGCGCAGGGGCAGGCGCGCCGCGTCTATGAAATCAGCGCCCGCCAGAACCAGCCCGCGCTCGGTGACGTCGTGCCGGAACACTTCGGTACGTCGTGGTTCTTCCCGACCTATGCCGCGCAGCCGTACTCGCGTTTCGAAACCGACCAGCAGTTCATCTTCTTCATCATGCTGCTCGGTGCTGGTGAAATCGACGCCGACGAAATCCGCATCGGCACCACGCCTGTCGGTGACTTCCCGCCAGATGTCGTCGAGTACCAAATCTTCAAGCCCGCCGACCATCGCTCCGAGTTCGGCGTGATCGAAGCGGCCACCGGAATCTACGAGGACGTCATTACTTCCAGCGAGGTTCAGGAAATCGACCTTGGCAAGTCCTCTACCGAAGTGTTTTTCGGCAGGGCGTTCGCTGGCGACAACTTCTACAAGGGCAACGAGGGATCGCCGGAAATCATCATCGGTGACACCGTGACCGTGCTTGGCGAAACGCCGTCGCAGCTAAACCACGGCGTCGTCAGCACCGTCGTCCTCGGTGGGCCGAACGATCCGAACTACCGCTTGGCGCGGCCCATAGCGAACGATGCTGGCAATCCTTGGTATCAGCTTGTCAAGAACGACGACGGCTGGCGCGGTTGGTTCATGGCCTGCCCGGCGCTCAAGACCACCAACCGGATCGAACTGGACTTCGTGTTCCCCAACGGCCTGTTCGTCGCATCCAGCGACGGCGAGTTCTTCAATTGGGACGCGCATATCTGGGCCGAAGTGCAGCTTGTTGACGAGAACGACAACGTGCTGGCCGCGCCGCAGCAGTTCAAATACTTCTACCGTGGACGCAACCGCAACACCAAGCGCGTCACCGAAACGATCTTCCTGCCGACCGGGCGCTACCGTGTTCGCGTCAAGCGCGAGGATCGTGACGAC